AGGCTGGATTTCAAGGACGCCATGAAACTGGCGCGAACAATTAATTTGAAGGACAATGACTCATGACCAAAATCAAAATCAATAACCAAGGTGGCAAGGGTGTTCCGCGCCCATCCATCCGGCAGTACGACCACGACAAGGTTACCGCCCATATTTGCACCGAACTCCAAAAAGGACGCTCGCTTGCTGATATCTGCTCCAAAGACGAAGACATGCCAACTCCCGCTGGTTTCCTCAAGTGGGTGGAGACTGAGCCGGAAGTTAGTAAACACTACGCACGCGCAAGGGAAATCGGTTACCTCAAGCTGGCCGACGAGATCATCGCGCTGTCGGACAAGACTTACGAGTGGGTGACCATCCAAGAGCTGGACCCTGACGGTAAGCCGGTGTTTGACGAGGCTGGTGAGCCGCTGCTCAAGACGGTGCTGATGCCCCTGAACAACGACGTCATCGCCCACAAGCGGGTCCAGATCGATACCCGCAAGTGGATGCTCAGCAAGATGCTGCCGAAGATCTATGGCGACAAGCTGACCCAAGAGCACACTGGAGCCAACGGTGGCCCGATTGCTATGGCCGCAGTTGACCTCAAGAACCTGAGCGACGAGGAGCTAGAGAACATGAACCGCCTGCTGACCAAGGCGGGTCGCACAACGTGAATGCACCGCTGAGTCCAGCGGTCATGCTTGACTTCATCAAGCGTGAGCAGGAGCGCCGCTCGGCGTCGGGTTCGCTGTACGAGTTCGTCAAGCAGAGCTGGCACGTGGTAGAGCCGGGCATCCCGTTCATTGAGAGCTGGCATATCAAGGCGATATGTGAGCACCTTGAGGCCGTCAGCTCTGGAGATATCCACAGGTTACTCATCAACATTCCTCCACGGCATAGCAAGTCAACCATCGTCTCGGTCATGTGGCCTGCGTGGGAATGGCTCACTGATCCTGCTCAGAAGTTTCTGTGTGCTTCGTACTCTGGCAACCTTAGTACCCGCGACAACCTAAAGACACGGCGGCTGCTGCAATCGAACTGGTACCAGCAGCGCTGGGGTTACATGTTCGCCTTTGCCGGTGACCAGAACGCCAAGCAGCGCTTTGAGAACGACAAGACAGGCTACAGGCTGGCTACCTCAGTTGGTGGCACGGCAACGGGTGAGGGCGGCTCCCGCCTTATCCTTGACGATCCCCATGGTGCTCAGGCAGCGCAGTCCGAGGTCATGCGGGAGTCTGACCTTGAGTGGTTCGACATGGTGTGGTCGACTCGGCTCAACAATCCTAAGACGGACGCCATGGTTACCGTTATGCAAAGATTGCATGAGCGGGACATCAGCGGCCACATCATTGACGACATCAAGGGTTGGGAGCACATTTGCATACCCGCCGAGTACGACGGCAAGGTGCGCAAGACCAAGCTCGGGGCGTACGACCCCCGCAAGAAGAAGGGCGAGCTGATCTGCCCTGAACGGTTTGGCCCAGCCGAGATCACAACGCTCAAGCAACTGCTCGGCACGTACGGGACCGCCGGTCAGTTGCAGCAGGACCCGACCCCGAGCGAGGGCGGGATACTCAAGACCCAGCACTTCAAGCTCTGGCCGTCCAAGTCAGGGTTGCCGCCGTTTGAGTACATCCTGCAATCGTATGACTGCGCGTTCACCGAGAAGACCACGGGTGACCCGACTGCCTGCTCGGTCTGGGCGATGTTTACGCACAAGGGCGAGCGCAACGCCATGCTGATTGACGCATGGGACGAGCACCTGAGCTACCCTGACCTGAGAGCCAAGGCAATCAAGGACTGGACGACTGAGTACGGGGGCATGACCAAGGACTCGCCGTACTCACGAGCCAGACGCCCTGACCGGATATTGGTCGAGGCCAAGGCAAGTGGTCAGTCATTACTTCAGGACTTGCGCTTGGCGAAGGTGCCTGCCGTGGGATATAATCCGGGACAAGCGGACAAGGTATCACGGGCGCACCAAGCTGCGCCGACCTTGGAGCTGGGTATGCTGTGGGTGCCGGAGTCCGGCAAGAACCCCGGCCAACCCGTGAGCTGGGCGGCATCTTTCCTCAAACAACTGGGCAAGTTCCCAGTAGCGGAGCACGATGATTATGTTGACACGTTTACGCAAGCTATCATTTTTCTCAAAAATGATGGATGGTTTGAGTTACCTCAAGCAAAAGATATCGACGAAGTTCGCATCTCTAACAAACCGAGGATAAATCCATATGCAGCCTAAAAAACCAGTCTGGGATAAAGCACGGCCCAAGGATCTGGGCGAGAGCAAGCCCCTATCGTCTAAGCTCAAGTCATCGGCCAAAGCTATGGCAAAGAGCGCAGGCCGTCCTTACCCAAACCTTGTTGACAACATGCGAGCCGCGAAAAAGAAATGACGCAGCGCGTTGACAAGGCCAGCTTGCCGCTGAACCAACCACGGCGCACCCCGAGCCACCCGACCAAGTCTCACGTTGTGAAGACCAAGGTCGATGGCAAGGAAAAAGTCATCCGGTTTGGTGAGCAGGGCGCGAGCACAGCCGGTAAGCCCAAGGAGGGCGAGTCAGAGCGTATGACGGCCAAGCGTGATTCATTTAAGGCGCGGCACGCAAAGAATATTGCCAAGGGCAAGGAGTCTGCGGCATACTGGGCTGACAAAGTTAAATGGTGACGTATGGCTGAACAAGACCTCTCCCGCCCCTATGTTGGCTACCGCTCAGCGGGGCGCAGGCCTGAGTCACAACAAGATCGCACGGCCTCGGCCAATGCACCACTGAGCGCGTTGCGGGGTTATGTTGCTGGCACACTCGGGTTGCCGGGCGACATCGAGGGGCTGGGCCGCATGCTGATACCCGGCGTCAGCGAGCAGTCGTACCTTCCCGGCTCTGAGTACTTCCGCAAGGTGCTGCCGATGCGCGAGCTAGAGCAGACGCCAATAGGCAGCGCGTTCACTGAGGCTGGTGGCTTGGCTGGTGGTGCAGGTTTGATTACTGCTGGCAAGGTTGTTGGCAAGGGTGGCAAGGCGGGGGCACGGTATGCCGGTGAGCAACTCAACCGCGCCATACTTGACAGCAGCGGACCGCTTGCACGGTTGGTGCCTGAAGCGGCCAAGCCTATGTACGTTGTCAAGCCCAAGGGTGGCAACTGGTTGGCCGCACAGCCCGAGCGGATAACCGGACCGCTGCGGAACTCTAGGATTGAAGAGGCTGACTACAACCAATTTGTCCGCGACCAAGCGGACCTTGGAACCGGTTACCAAGATTGGCTTAAAGGCAAGGTAGATCAAAACCGCGAATTTGCTTTTATTCCTGCAATTGACACGGCCAACATGTTCTTGCGCGAGACCAAACAGCCGCTAATACCCATTGACCCAGTCAACTCATGGATTGACAAGACACTCAAGTCCTACGTGCGCAACGAGATGGCAACGCCGGATGATCCTTTGCGTGCCATGGCCGAGCAGTGGGCTGCTAAGAAGCCTGAGCTGTTAGCACAGGCTGACGCTAAGCTAAAGGCTCTGAACGCAAAGACTCAGAAGCTCATGGCAGAGCGGGGCGTGCCCGAGGAGTTTTTAACCCGCCACAGGCAAGATGTCATTGCTGCGGAAAAGGCTAGGGACTTGATTGAGGCTCGGCAGGCGTTGCACGCAAGAATGCCTCAAGGTGGTCGTTGGGAGCCAGAAGAGCTTGCAGGAAAGCGTAGCGGTGCTGGCTTTCCTGCAAAGGGTATGGGTGTCAGTGAAGAAGCTAAAAATTGGGAGCAGATTTCTGACGAGGCCATAGGCGTTGGCTCTGCGGGTAAACGCTTTGGTTCTGGCTATGGTGGTCAAGTATTAGAAGACAACCCGTGGCTTGCTAAGGTGCCGCCCGAAACGCCGACGTACACCGGATATGGCCTGAATGAATTGGGGTTTGAGCACTTGGGCGACGAGCTACGCAACGCGCTCAATCCTAATAGCGGTTTACCGGCTGACTTGCTGCTCAAGTATTCTGACTTGCCCAAGAAGACTGTGCCCGACATTGTCAATCAAGTGGCCGACATTGACGCATGGCGTGCCACACAGAAAGCTGAAGCTGATTTGGCTAAGGCCAACAACGCAGCCGTGGTGACCGTTAAGGAATACCCCGAGCAGGGCTTGGCGTGGAAGCAGATTAAGGGTCGTAACCCCGATGAGTTCGAGCAGTCTATTAGCGGTTTGGAGCCTAAAGCATGGGATGAAGCGGTCAAGAAGTTTCGCATCGAGCGGGAGACCGAACTCAAAGACGCCCTCAAGTACGAAGGCGACATCATGAAGCATTGCGTCGGTGGTTACTGCGAAAGCGTTGCGTCGGGCCAGACAAAAATCTATTCTTTGCGTGATGCAAAGGGTAAGCCGCATGTGACGATTGAGGTTGAGTCACAGAAAAATGCAAGTGTGAATGATTTTAAAGCCGCTGGCATTGATTACAAAAGCGTTATGGATGAAGCCAAACGCAGAATGGGCTTGACCCCAGAAACTGAAGCCCAACTTACCAGAAACTGGGATGGCGTTCAAAGAGAAAAATTTCAGAACGAACTTTATAAACACGTAGACGACATTTACAACGAGCAAGTTGGCGAACTTCCTCAAAAAATTCTTCAGATCAAAGGCGTGGAAAACAAAAAGCCCGAGGCAGAGTACATGCCACAGATTCAAGACTTTGTCAAGAGTGGCAATTGGTCTGAAGTTAAAGACTTAAAGAACGCTGGCTTGATACGTGCCGATGCCATTCGTGGAGCTGGTTGGGACAATATTGGCCTTGACCAAAAGTACTTGACCGAGCAAGAGTACGACGACCTTCTGCTGAAAAATTTACAACCACCAGCACAAGGCATGGCCCACGGTGGCCCAGTCAGCCTAAACGAACTTGCTGCACGCTATGACAAGGGTGGTGCAGTTAAGGCGGGAATCAAAAAAATTATAAGTTTGTTTGACGACGGTGAGGAAGCGCTTACTGCGGCTCAACGTGCTGAGGCTGGCCGCAAGGCGGCTGAGCTTATCAAGGCGCAGGAGCAGGTCAAGGCGTCTGAGGCTTTGGGCCAGTTGATGGAGCGGGGCACGAAGCGTACCACAACCACGCAATCGGACCGCACCCGTGTGGGTGGCGGGAACATTGGCGGTGCTGCGTTCCCTGCGATCAGCCAAGCTGACCCTGCTTATGCAGGCAAGGTGTGGGGCGTGATGGACGAGGGGACGGCGGCAAGGCTCAAGAACTTGACAAGTCCTGACACTGCGTGGACGACGATGCTGGGTGCGGCAAACCAGCTCAAGAGCAACCCGATTGTGTTTGACAAGTTAAAGCGTGGGTTCTTGGACTCCATGAAAAAGGGCAACTTGTCTGATGATCTGGCTGGCAGGATTAATCAAAACCTTGCGCTGACATTTGGAGAGGGTGCGGACATCCGTAACCCCAAGATATGGCGAGAGGCTGATACGTTTGAGAAGCGTGCGGCACTGGCCGATGTGATGATGGGTCAAGGCATTGCTCCCGGAAAAGGCGGCGTTGCTTTGGGTGGTGAGAAGAGCGGCAAGGGCGTGATCTTCAAACCGACAGACATTCTCAAGCGTGAGACCGAGCCGTCCCTGTTGCACAGCGAGTATGGTGGCGGTGTACCGACGTACGCTGCTGGCCCTCGCTTGTTCAAAATAGGCAAAGAGTCTGAGTACAGGCCTGACCTGCACCCCGGCTTCCCGACGCTCTTGAGGGGCGAGGACTTGGGTATCAACATGATGCCCACGCCAACTGAGGTGTACTTACCCGACTGGCACGCAAAGTTCAAGAAGGCTAACCCAGACAGGGCGCCCGGCTACTATGACTTGTCGCTTGGCGTGAAGGGCGAGGGCTTGCCAAGCCAAGAAATTAACGACGCATACATCCGTCACTTGATGCGCGAGGGTTACGCCGAGGGTGGATCCGTCAACTCGCCAGCCATCTACGACCCGAGCTTAATCGATGAGATCGTGAACAGCATTGACGAGCCGACTGGTTACGCTGGGGGCGGCATTGTTAAAGGCCTTGCCAAGTTAGGCAAGAAGTTGGTGGCTGATAGCGATGTGTTGCCTGCGGCAGAGCGGGATGCTAATCTTGCTAAGTTCCTTGAGGGCAACAAAGCACCGCCTACTGTTTACCACTCGACAAGCAAAGATTTCAACCAGTTTTCTTCTAAGAAGCTAGGTCAGAACACAAAGCATCCAACAACAAAATTAGGGTTTTTTACAGCGGCAAACCCAGCAAGCACAGAAGATTTTATTTCATCGACATCGGGCGTATCAAAAGGCTTGTATGAGTCTGGGGCCAACATCATGCCGCTCCATGTGTCCATAAAAAATCCATATGAAATACCATCGACTAAATATCTTTTGCAAAGTATGGCTTTGCAGAACATGAAGAAGAAGGACGCCGACAAGTATGTGCAGGACTTTGTTGACTCACTTAAAGCAGAGGGCCATGACGGTCTTTTGATTAAAGCAAACCCTAAAGGTCTAGCAGGTGGAAATGAGTTTTCTTCCGACAATTGGGTTGCTTTTGAGCCAACGCAAATTAAATCTGCCACAGGCAACCGTGGGACATACGACATCAACGAGCCTGACTTGAACAAAGCCCACGGCGGCTCAGTCCGTATGGCACAAGGTGGCAGCGTGTCAGCCTATGATGCTGACCTAGTAGACGCGATAGCTAACCAATTTATGTGAGGTAAAGAATGGCAACCAAAAGATTACAAGACGATTTGCCTGAAGGCGAGGCCGTACAGCTAGAGGATGTTGACAACGAAGTTGAGGACACCGAGGACGGTGGCGCAATTATTCGTGAGAAGAACGACATTGACTACGCGACCAAGCTAGCCCACTTTGCCAACATCGTCGAAGAGGTTGACCAAGACCTGCTCAAGACCGCCATTGCCGACCTGATGGAGAAGATTGGGAACGACAAGGAAGCACGCGAGAAGCGGGACAAGCAATACGAAGAGGGCTTGCGTCGTACGGGCTTGGGGGATGATGCTCCGGGCGGTGCTCAATTCACTGGCGCAAACAAGGTCGTGCATCCAATGCTGGTCGAGGCCTGCGTAGATTTCTCAGCGCGGTTCATGAAAGAGGTGTTCCCGCCCAACGGTCCTGTTAAGAGCAAGATCAACGGCGAGCGCGACAAGTCCAAGATTCAGAAGGCCGAGCGCAAGTCTGAGTTTATGAATTGGCAGACGACTCAGCAGATGGTCGAGTTCCGTGGTGAGCTTGAGCAGTTGAGCACGCAGTTGCCGCTGGGTGGCGGTCAGTACATGAAGTTCATGTGGAACCCGCTGCACCGTCGTCCAAACTCTGAGTTCATTGCGATTGACGACATCTACCTGCCGTTTGCGGCAACTAACTTTTATACTGCCGAGCGCAAGACGCATGTGCAGTACATCACCAAGTTTGAGTACACAAGGCGCGTTAAGTCCGGCATGTACATCGACGTTGACTTGGGCACGCCGGATGATCCTGAGTTCAGCAAGTCAACGCAGGCCAACGACAAGATCGAGGGCCGCAAAGACCTGAGCTACAACGAAGATGGTCTGCGCACTATCTACGAGGTCTACACCTACCTTGACTTTGGTGACGGTCCTGAGCCGTACATCCTGAGCATTGATAAGTCAACTGACATGGGTCTGGGCCTGTACCGCAACTGGGAGCCAGAAGATGAACGCCAGATTGAGTTGGATTGGATCGTAGAGTTCCCGTTTGTGCCATGGCGCGGCGCTTACCCTATTGGTCTGACGCACATGATTGGCGGTTTGAGTGGTGCGGCCACTGGCGCTTTGCGTGCGCTGCTCGACTCTGCGCACATTCAGAACGTACCGACGCTGCTCAAGCTGAAAGGTGGACCCGGCGGTCAAACCCTGAACGTCCAGCCAACCGAAGTTGTTGAGATGGAGGGCGGGGCGCTGATTGATGACGTGCGCAAGCTGGCTATGCCGCTGCCGTTCAACGGTCCTAGCCCTACGCTGTTCCAGCTTTTGGGATTCTTGGTTGACGCAGGCAAGGGCGTGGTGCAAACCTCGTTTGAAAAGCTGTCTGACCAGAACCCGAACCAGCCTGTGGGCACAACTATGGCGCTCATTGAGCAGGGCATGGTGGTGTTTAGCTCAATTCACAGCCGCTTGCATGGCTCAATGGCGCGTTGCTTCAAGATTTTGCACCGGATTAACAGTGCGTACTTGACAACCGAAGATATTGAGGCACAAGCCGCTGGTATTGAGATCGATCCGTCTGATTTTGACGGTCCGATGGACATTATTCCGGTCAGTGACCCAGCAATTTTCAGTGAAACCCAGCGTTTTGCGCAAACTCAGGCCATCATGCAGCGTGCGCAGGTGATGCCGCAGATGTATGACGCACGAAAAGTGGAGGAAATGTTCCTTCGCAACATGAAGGTGCCTGCGAGTGAGGTGTTGCAGCCGTTGCCGGGCAGTGAGGACATGGATCCGGTGTCTGAGAACGTCGCTGCGGCCATGGGTCGCCCTGTTTACGTGCTGCCGTCGCAAGATCACATGGCGCACCTGATGACGCACATCCCGTTCTTGAAGTCTCCGCTGTTTGGCTCTAATCCAGCGATTGCCAAGACGTATTTGTACCCAATTGCCACGCATTTGCGTGACCACTTGCTCAATTACTATTTGGTCGAGGCGCACAATGCGGTTGACAAAGCACAAACTGAGAAGCTGATCCCTGAAGAGGCCGAAGATCAGGTCAAAGTCATTTTAGAAGTGCAAAAGTTCATTGAAAACCAGCTTGGCAGCTTTGCTCAAGAGCTTGCGCAACTGGATCAAGCCGCTCAGCAGTTCAAGCCCCAGCCACCGATGCCACCTGACAAGACTATGGAAGTTGCGCAGCTCAATGCACAAGTCCAAGGCCAAGCGCTGCAACAGCGTATGCAAGTTGATCAGGCTAAGTTGCAAATTGACCAGCAGAAGATGCAGTCGCAGCAACAACTTGAAGCGGCCAAGCTGCAAGCACAGCAGCAAGAGCTTGCACAGCGGATGCAGTCTGAGCAGATCAAGCAAGACGCCGAGAACCAGCGCACCATGGCTGACTTGGACGCCCGTGAGCGTATGAACACGGCTGACAACGATACGGCGAAACTTCTGGCCGCTGCTGAAATGGCAACTGGCGAGAAGGTCGCGTATAGCACCGGAACCGGTATTAACCCAAACCCTTAAGGAGAACACTATGAGCGACAAACCAACCCCCGGCACGGTCCCCATGACTGGCGCATTTGTAAAGCAGAAGCACCGCCTCGCGGCTGGCGAAAAGCTAGACGGTCAGACCCTGCCTGCCGCACCTTCGACACCCAAGACTCCTGCGTGAACATTGAGTCTCAACTTCTGAATCGCCTGAAGGCAGAGCAGCAGTCATTTGCTGTTGAGGCCTTGAGGCGACCCCAGACCCGCGATACTTTCGAGTACGGGTATCGCGTGGGAATGTTTGCCGGTTATGAGGCGGCAATCACCGTACTATTGGCACTTTTAGACGAGGAGAAAAACTTTGACAATGACTTATGAGAACGCATTAGCGGAGGCTTTTCCAGCAGTAGATGCTGGCATTCAGCCTTTCGGGAGCCGTGTTCTGATTCAGATCCGCACACCTAGAAAAAAGTCTGCCGGTGGAATCATTCTTGACATTCACGGTACAAATGAAACTGAAAAGTGGAACACTCAGATTGGCAAGGTAATTGCCTTGGGTCCGCTGGCTTTCAAGAACCGCAATGACATGAAGTCGTGGCCGGAGGGGGACTGGTGCAAGGCTGGCGAATATGTTCGCGTGGCTAAGTACGGTGGTGATCGCTGGGAAGTAAAGATCCCTAGCACAGAGGACTCTGCAATGTTTGTTATTTTCAACGACTTGGATATCATCGGGCAGGTAACTGGCGACCCGTTGGCAATCCGAGCATTCATCTGAAAGGAGATGAGTTATGGCTGAAGTTCTAAAAGAAGACGACGACGAAAAAGGTGGTAACGAGCAAATCGTTATTGTCGAAGATAAAAAAGATCTGACTACGTCAGAGGAAGACCAGTATGAGGAGGACGTACGTCCTACAACCTCTGCTGAAGAAGATGAAGGCGATGATGACGGCAATGACCCTGAGCGTGCAGCAATCCGAGAGCGACGCAGACTTGAAAAGGTTGAGCGCAAAGACCGGCGAGACCAAGCAATTAAGCGTGACAAACTTGAGCTTGACTTTTTACGCAAACGCAATGATGACCTTGAGCGCCGAGTATCTGTCCAAGAGCAGCGCTCCCACCAAGTAGATCTTGGCGGCTACGATCAGGCTATTGCTGAGGCTGCTAAACAAGCTGAAACGGCAGAGCGTGTCATTGCTAAGGCGGTTGAGGCGGGTAACGGTGAGGACGTGACGCAGGCCATGCGCTACCGCGACCAAGCAATCCAAAGAGCGCAACAGCTTCAGTATGCCAAGCAGCAAGCAGCGCAGCAGCGTCCCCAACCGCAGGCTCAGCAAGTTGATGATTTGACCATGCACTACGCCAAAGAGTTCATGTCCGAGAACCCATGGTATGACTCAAAAGGACAAGATGAAGACTCTGCAATCGTCATTGCTATTGACCAATCTTTGTCAAAAGATGGATTTAATCCTCAAACTGAAGAGTATTGGGACGAATTGCGCAAGCGTACGGCTCGCCGTCTGCCTGAAAAGTTCAAAAACCAACGCCAAACCGCTCGTGAGGAGCGCACCCCCCGTGGTGGCCCCGCTGTAGGTTCTGGCCGCGAACATGCGCCAGCAACAACGCGCAAAGAGATTTATATCAGTCCAGAGCGTAAGCAAGCCCTGATTGACGCCGGGGTATGGGATGACCCTATCTTGCGCAAGAAGTATGCGCAACGCTATTCCGAGTATGACCGTGCTAATAAAGCATAAATTTACTCTTTTTAATTTTTAGCTTATAATTGATTCCAATCGCTGAAAGGAGCGAGTACTATGAAAGACGAACGCTTAACAAAATCCGCAGGAGAAGGTCGTGAAAATCGCGCGATGTTAGATCGTGCAGTCACACAAAACCGAGAGGTGACCGAAGACGAGCGGGTTGAAATGTTCCGTCAGCAGTTTTTTCAGTCCTCTTTACCGGACTTGCCAAGACTTTCCGGCTGGCATTGTTGCTGGCTGACCACGACTAACCCTCGTGACTCGATCCAAATGCGGATTCGACTGGGCTACGAACCAGTTAAGCCTGAAGATGTTCCGGGCTGGGAATACGCAACCCTTAAAACGGGTGACTGGACAGGGCTTATTGGGGTGAACGAGATGTTGGCTTTTAAGCTGCCTATTTCTCTTTACGAGAAATACATGAAGGAGGCGCATCACGATGCTCCTCTACGTGAAGAAGAAAAACTGACCGATACGGCAGATTTTCTTGAGCAGCAAGCGCGTTCATCTAAGTCGCGGATTACGCAGGGAGATGGCAATATGGAAATAGGGCAACAACGGGAAGCTCAATTTGATCTTTCCTGACGCAACCTTTTAATCCATTTAGGAGCAAACTATGTCTTCGACTAGCGCACCATTTGGTTTTCGTGCGTCTTACCACAACAGTGGTCAGATGCGTCCGAAAGCCTACGTTATTGCGAGCACCTACGCAGCCAACATTTTTAGCGGTGACCCCGTTAAGTTGACTGACAACGGTGTAATTCAACTCGGTTCTTCTGACGGTACTCGTTCAGGCACCACCGACGGTATCTCTTTGCTTGGCATCTTCGCAGGTTGCCAGTATCTTGATGCCAGCGGCAAGCCAACGATCTCTCCATTCTGGCCTTCTGGCGCGACTGGTACTGAGATCACAGCTTGGGTCTATGACGATCCAGAAACGCTGTTCGACGTGCAGTACACGAATCCCGGCACACCCGGAACCACAACCGTTCAAACGGCTGTTGGCGAAGAGTGCGATTGGGTTGTGGCCTCGCCCGGTGGTTCCACCCAAACAGGCATTTCTAGCACGCAAATCGGTGTTATTCAAGCCACTTCGGGCCAATTCCAGATTACTGGTTTTGGATATGAAATCACTGACTCTCTTACTGACGCCTACGTAGTCGTGTCTGTTCGTATCAACGAACACCACTACAAAGCAGCAGTGAACTCGGTCTAAGGAGGAATAAATCATGGCTACCCCAATGCGTAGTACGGACTTTAGATCCGTAGTTGAGCCTATCCTCAACGAAGTGTTTGATGGTGTGTACGACCAACGTGCTGACGAATGGAAGATGGTCTTCCGCGAGCAAAAAGGCATCCCACGCAATTACCACGAAGAACCCGTTCTTTATGGTTTTGGCGCTGCGCCTGAACTGCCTGACGGTATGGCTGTTTCTTACCAGTCCGGCGGCGTGCTGTTCTTGCAGCGTTACCTCTACAAAGTCTACGGTCTGGCATTTAGCTTGACCAAGGTCTTGGTTGAGGACGGTGACCACATCCGTATCGGTCAAACCTATGCCAAGCACTTGGCACAGTCTTTGATTGAGACGAAGGAAACCCTGTCGGCTAACATTCTGAACCGTGCAT